CCGCAAGCTCCTGTTTGAGCTGCTCATAGTTGAATGTGATTCTCTCAGGAATCTGAATCTCGTTTACTTGCAATTCCATGTTTTCGATTTTCCTTTCTTCAAAATAGTTTTCGCATATATCAACTATATGCTCGCATAATAGTCTCGGTATAACCGACCTTTCCCGCGCTCCTTTAAGCCCTTGTGTGCCTGTGCTGCTACCTCTTGGAGCAGATACATGGCAAGAATCTCCGCGCTTGCACATCGGCTTGAATTTAGGGGCGGGATGATTAGTCCAAATATCAGTGGGCTTTTGCCTTGTATCACCGTACTGGCAATATGTAACCGTATATCGGGGAATGTCTTGCATCCAGCTCATTTTACGCATACCGCCTCGCGGATTTTCAATGAAGTATAACGCCGGATTCAGCTCCCGTATCAGATCAATCATGTGCTTGTCAACCATATCGCAGAATTTCGCATAATCGCTGACAGCATCAAGGTTGCCTGTCTCGGGGTTCTTTCGCCTATGGTGACTGATTGCAGCAATAGAAAATGTTGTGCAGTCAGGGCTTGCCCATATCACATCTGGCTTGCCGAACCTCTCCAGAATCTCTGCTGCGGTGAGCTTCCCAATATCAGCATACAAGCTGATGCTTTCAAAACTCTTGTCCCACTCCACCGAAAAGACTTCATGCCCCCTTGCTTCAAACGCCTTTCCAATACTTCTTGTTCCTGCAAATAATTCGAGAACCTTCATTGCATCACCTCATATATTCGGCAGAATCAATGGTGGGCGTGTGTCCGTTACCAGATACTCGGTGAACCGCCGCTCGGCATCAATCAGAACAGCAATATCGTCCTCGACTTCTTCCCGCTCAATGACGTAGTGCTTCGTCTGGCACATCACATCGCCGTCAAAGTCCCATTTGAGCTGCGCCTTCAGTATCACGAAATCAAAGCCCGTAACCATCAAATAATGCAGAACCTGAATGAAGTAGTTATCAGGGATGCGGTTGTTCCACCGCTCTTTCATTCCAGCATTTTGAATATTCGTGGTCTTGATTTCGAGAACCCCTTTTCGACCGTAGCTGTCAGTCAGCCAGCCGTCAAGGGATGCATGAGCGAACGGATAATCACTATTGAGCCAAATATTATGCTCCTGATACTCCACCTTGTACTGCGGATAATCAAGGGCGAACAGCTCACGGAGAAAGCTCTCGGCCTTCGTTCCATACTGTACGTATGGATTTCCGGAAATATCCTCGGCTTTCTTCCTGCCTGTTTTCAGCTCCCACAGATCGACGTTCGACTGATAAGGATTCATGCCAACGATGCACGCAGCCTCAGAGCCGCCGATGTAGCTCTTTCGCTTTTCCAGCCACGCAGCGCGGCTTTCAAGCTGAATCATTTGAATCATGTTTACTGTTCCTCACATCATCCACATACTCGAAAAGTTGCTTTTCAGAGATGTGATACGTCCAGCGATTTGACATACGAACAGCCACTCCAAAAGGCAGCACTCCAAGCTGTAATCCGATTCGTACAAATTGTGGAGATTTCCCCAATATTGCCGCACACTCTGTAACCTTCATTTGTCCAGCCTCCCTATGTCCTTTTCTATAATGTCAATGTCATAACGCTGCTTTGATACCCTCTGCATCAAGATCAAGCACGCTGTCGATCTTTGCCATGTCAGCCCGTGTGATTCTCGTCTTGCCGCTCAGCTTCTTGGATGCGCCTTGCTTGGTGATATCCAGAATCTCGGCAAGGTACGACACGAAGTCGTCACGCCCTTTTTCGACCATCCGTTTCTTGACCAGCACTACGAACTCGTCTTGCACTCTCTCACCGCCTTCCCATATAGATTTATATACCGTTTGTGCTCTCAGCCCTCCGGCTGCTTGGTCTTGCAGTCGTTTCAGTCCCAGAGCCTTCGCCCTGTTCTCTGTCCCTTGCAGTTACATTTTACCACATTTTGGAAAATATTTCCATTCGTAGAATCGCCAAACATGGGACGAATTGTAGACATTCTCTTTGGGCATGTTTACTAATTCCACTATATGTTTATATTGTAAACGCTTTCAAGCAAGAATTTTTGGAATTGCCTGTTTACAAAATTTTGTGTATTAACTATACTATCAGAGACAGCTTGAAAAGATTTCCAGCAAATCAAAACTGAGTTGTGTCGAAATTGTGAACTTTTTGAAGGAATGATGAATTATGAAAAGAGCCAATGGAACTGGCAGCATTTACAAGCTCGGAGGCAAACGCAGAAAGCCGTGGGCGGTCAGAGTAACAGCAGGATGGACACCAGAGGGAAAACAGATTTTGAAGTATCTCGGTACATACTCCACCAAACGAGAAGCAAACGAGGCTTTGAGCAGATACATCGCAGAGCCGTACAACATAGAGAATACGAAAATGACTTTATCTCAGGTTTACGATCTCTGGCTGAAGTCTACCAAACTCGCAGAGGCTACAATGAAGAACTACCGCACCGGCTACAACAAATGCAAGGCAATACACGGCAAGGTGATGAAAGATATCAAGGTCGCCCATATCGAGCAGATATTGGCAGAAAACAAGCCAGCCGGTCAAAAGCAGATCAAAAGCTGCTTGAACCAGCTCTATATATACGCAGAGAAAAACGAGATCGTTTCCAAGAATATCGCAGCATTGGTCGAAGTTGATCAGAGCGAGCCAACACGAGAAAAGATACCATTTACGGCAGATCAGATTCGGGCATTGCTCAGCTATACAGACCACCATTACGCCGATACTCCGAAAATCCTCTTATATACCGGCATGAGGATCAATGAGCTATTCGGGATCAAAACAGAGAACGTCAACCTCGAAAAGAGATACATGGTCGGGGGCAATAAAACCCCTTCAGGGAAAAAGCGAATCATCCCTATACACGAGGCAATATATCCAATTATCGAAAAGTGGTACAATCAGGGCAACGAATACCTGATAACTACCGTCAGAGGAAAGCAAGTGCTATACGGTAACTATCACGAAAAATTCTGGAAAGCTCTCCAGCAGGAAATGGGCTTTACGCAAACGCCACATGATGCACGGCACACCTTCATAACGGCAGCAGGCAAGCAAGGCATTGAACGAACAGCTATTCAGAAGATTGTCGGACATAAAGGCGCAAGCATCACGGACCATTACACACACCGCACCAAAGAGGAACTGATCGACCAGATCAATATTTTGAAGTATTGAAAAAAGCCCTTCGCAGGGCTTCTTTTTTTGCCTTCATGTGTAGTTTACCTGTATCTTTCCCGTTACTTTTTTGTGTTCTACCGCCGCAGCTTCACCGGATTTCCAGCTGCTCCAAAAGCCCCGTATAAAAGCATTTCCCCGCCGTTGCAGGCTTTTCAATACTTCATTCAATACATAATCTTTGAACCGCAATGTAGCTTCTGCAAGCATTTCTGCAAGGTCTTGTGTATTACTGGTAGTTTTCAGGTCACGCTCTGATTTTCTCGGTCTTTTTTCCATAGTGAAATTATACTGCCCCACTTTCTTATCGCTTATACAGCCCGTAGCCGCCCGTTTCCGGCTCGTTTATCTCATACCCCTAAACTATACCAGAAAACGAAAAGAAAAGCCGCAGCGGTCAAGCTGCGGCTTCTGGTGAGGTTATGCACCAATCATTCTGTATATAGCTTTCAGGACTTCCTGTTCGCTCTCTGAATCCAGATCAGCGGCGAACGCATCCAGATCATCGACGTATTGCTCCAGCAGGGCATCGAGCCCTGCCGCTTTCGCAATATTCCAAATTTTCTTTGCATTCTCGGTCATTTCATTTGTCCTCGCTTTCCATTCCAAACACTTTTTCGATTGCCTTGATTGTAGATTCCAGCAGCTCGGAAGGCTCAACGCCTTCGGATTTATCTCTGGAATGCTGATCGACCAGCTTTCCGTAGCACTCTTTGATGATATCAAGATCACGCATTGTCTTTCCCTCCATCCTCACGGCTCGATGTTCACATAGACTGTGCCGACATAATCTTTCGGAGCGATCTCTCTGATATGCTCCCTGCACTTCTTCTTCGCCTCGGTCAGAGTGCCTGTTGCCTCGAACTCGTGTCCCTCAAACTTGAAGAACCACCAGCCCCTGCCCTTCGGAGCGTGTCCGTGCTCAAATCTATACTCGCGGTCTGTAAATTCAATCTTCATGATGTTATCCTCCTGTTTCTTCGGG